TTGTAGAAAACGGAACATCAAACGGCAGTAACGGTTTTGTTCAAACAGAAACTACAACAACTATTGGAACAAGTGCAATTAACTTTGAACAGTTTTCTGGTGCTGGACAAATTGATGCTGGAGATGCTCTATCTAAAACTGGTAATCAATTAAATGTAGAAGTAGATAATTCTACAATAGAAGTTTCTGCTGATAAGTTACAATTAAAGAATTTAGGAATTACAGACGCTAAAATTGCTGCTAGTACAATTACAAGAAGTAAACTTGCAAATCCATTTATAAGATTATCAGACGAATCGTCTTCAACTGGAGAAGTTTATTTAGAAGATACTTTAGAATTTTTAGCAGGTGAAGGCATCAACACTATAGTTGATAACAATACAATCAGAATTTCTGGTGAATTAGCAACAACATCAAATATCGGTGTTGCTTCTTTTAATTCAGATAACTTTTCTGTAACAACTGGAGATGTAGAAATTACAAAAATAGACGGAGGAACTTTCCCGTAGGATTTTATGGCAACCGTAATTAAATTAAAAAGATCAGAAACACCTAGTCAAATACCAGGTTCAGGTTCACTTGAAGTTGGCGAATTGGCAATGAACATTACTGACGGTAAGTTCTTTACAAAAAATTCAGGTGGAACAGTTGTTGAAGTAGGTGGTGCAGGATCAGTTTCTTTACAAGATGTAACAACAAATGGTGCTGTAACTACAAACGATATTACATTAAATGGTTCAGATTTAGTATTTGAAGGTGCTTTAGAAAACGCTTTTGAAACAACTTTAACTGTTGCAGAACCTACTAGTGATAGAACAATAACTTTACCAAATCAATCAGGTACAGTTGCAATGGATGGTGACGCATTAGCGTATGCTATAGTTTTCGGGGGATAATTAAGTGGCAAGTACATTTAAAAATTTTGGATTAGATGTTGGTGTTTTAGATGACGCAACAGGCAATATGTACACAGCTGGTGGTTCTGTATCCGCTGTAGTTCACGCATTATACATTTCAAATAAAAGTGCTACAAATGTTGCAAAAGTAAATGTTAAGGTTACGACAGATGGTGGTTCTACTTTTTTTCATATTGGTAGAAGTTTAGAGGTTAATGTAAACAACACATTAATTTTAGATAAACCGATTAATTTAGAAGCAAATGACATTTTAAGAGTTTATGCAGACCCCAATCCTGATAGTTCGTCTGTAGATGTTGAGGCGTTTGCAAGTATATTAGAAGTTTCGTAAAAATTTATGATAATATTCAATGATTAATTTGTATAAATATAAGAGAGAAAAACAGGAATTGTAAAAAATGGCAGAGTTAGTTTCAAATAATGTAACAAGCACTTTTCAGGAGACGGACCGGATTAGTAAACTTACTTTTCACGGTTTAAGAAAAGACAGTACAGGTTTATTATATTATAATAAAACAGCATTATCTTCAAGTGATAGTGTTGATGTTACGGTGGGAGATGGTATTGCTTATGGAGGATTATCAGATTTAGAAAATAATAAAGATAATTCTAACACTTCAATAAATTTAAGTCAAAAAGGCGTATCTGAAGGTGTTGATGGACATTTAAATGATAGAGGAAAAAGAAACTATGACCAAATACAATTTGACACAAATAGTTTAACTTACTTTATAAATGAAACTGGATTTTTAGTGGTTAGATACCTAAAAAACTTTACATTTAATAGTCAAAACGGAGCAACAAGAAATTGGATTTCAAGCTAATGAAGAATTGGAAGGCATAAAATGGCAGATTTTGTATTAGGTAGATTAAAATTTAATTGGAGAGCTGATTGGGCAACATCTACGGCCTATATTAAAGACGACATAGTAAAATATGGTGCAAACACATATACTTGTCTTATCAATCATACTTCAGCAGCTGTAACAGCAGATTTTTACACAGATTTAAACACAAATTCATATTGGTCACTTCACACCGAAGGACTTGCTTTTAAAGGTGATTGGGCTGGTTCAACATTCTATAAACTGAATGATTTAGTAAAATACGGTGCCTTCCAGTATAGATGTATTTTACAACACACATCAGCTTCAGATTTTGCCATTGGTTCTAATTGGGTAGTATATAGTGAAGGATTACAATTTGAAGATTCTTATAATGCAGGTACAACTTACCAAGATGGTGATGTTGTAACATATGGTGGTTATTCTTATGTCTATGTGAATTCAACACCAAGTGCAGGTAATACTCCTACAGATGATAGTTATTGGGATGTAATTACAACAGGTTTTAATGCCACAGGAAATTGGTCTTCAGGAACAGCATACAAAACTGGAGATACGGTTCAATTTGGTGGTAATTCATATGTTGCAGAAGCTAATCATACAGGTCAAAATCCTGCCAATTCAGATGGTTCAACAAATACAGCTTATTGGCAATTAGTAAATGAAGGCTTAAGTTGGCAAGGTGCTTATAGTTCAATTACAACATATTATATAAATCATATTGTTGAATATACTTCTACATCATATGTAGCCGTAGCAAGTGGATTTAGTAATGTTACTCCAGGCACAGACGCTACTAAATGGGCAGTATTAGCTGAAGGTGACCAAGGCGCAGTTATGACAACTAGAGGCGATATGATTAGAAGAAATTCCTCTGGTATTGCTGCTAGATTAGCAATTGGAAGTGTTGGTTCAGTTTTAACAACAGATGGTAATGACCCAATTTGGTCAAACGCTGAAGGCGCAAATGTTAAATATGTTGCAAATTCAGGTTCGGACAGTAATCCAGGCACACAATTTCAACCATATAAAACAATTAAATACGCATTAAGTCAAGCAACATCTGGTGATGTTGTTGAAGTTGAAAGTATTGCAGGTGGTACTGGCGGTACTCCAGGAACATATGACGCTACTCAAACAGGAACAAGTGGTTCTGGAACAGGTATGCAAATTAGAGTTGTTTTAGATGGTTCTTCAGTTCCGACTTCAGTTGTAATTACAAATGGTGGTTCAGGTCACGCTGCCGGAGATACAATAACATTTGCTGATACAAGTTCACAAATAGGTGGGGCTACATCAATAACTATGGATGTTGTGTCTGCCTCAATTGGTGATGTTGTTTATGTTAAAAATGGTGTTTTTAGAGAACAGTTGCCATTGATTGTTCCTGCTGGTGTTACAGTTCAAGGTGAAAGTTTAAGAGGTACTGAAGTCAGACCTGCTAGTGGAACAGGTTCACAAATTGCTACAGTATCAATAACAAGTAATACTTCAGGTGCTTCAGACGCAACTTATAATTATATTCATCAATCAGCTTCAAGTGGTGATGGAACAGGTGCAGTATTTAATATCACAGTTTCAAGTGGTGTTGTATCAGCAGTTACCGTTTATCATGGTGGTGTTGATTATGCAGTTGCAGATACAATTACAATTCCTTCAGCAAACATTGGAAGTGGTGGTGATTTAACATTAGCAGTTGCTTCATTAGAAAATAACAACGCTTCTAATATGTGGTTAGTTAATAATACAACCAATATTGTTCAAATGGCGTTTAAAGGATTAACTGGTACACCTACTGCTGGTGGTACTACTAAGGCTGCTGTTGTTTCATTAGACCCTAGTGGTTCTATTTCAACAACATCACCATATATTCAAAACTGTTCTTCAGTAAGTGCAAATGCAACAGGTGTTCAAATTGACGGTAACTTACATAGTGCAGGTAATAAATCAATTTTATGTAATGATTTTACACAAATTAACTCAGATGGTCGTGGTGTACACGCAATTGCTGGTGGTCGTGGTGAGATGGTTTCAGTCTTCACATATTATTGTGATAAATCATTCTTTGCAGAATCAGGCGGTTTCATTAGAGCATTAAACTGTTCATCTGCTTATGGAGAAATCGGTGCTGAGGCAACAGGTACTTTAGCTTCAGAAACTCCAGTTTCAGTTATATCTCGTGGTCAAATATTAAAATACGATAGCACAACCTTTGCTGGTGCTGCTACAGAATCCGATATTGCAGATATGATTGCTACAAGTGGTGTAGGTACTGCTACAATTGTAGGTAATACATCAGGTGCAACAGCTACAATTTTTAGAGTTAATATTTCATTAGATTATTTGCATATTGAAAGTATTACAGGAACATTTACAAATGGTGAAACAGTTACTATTACAAAAGAAAACTCATCTACATTCCAAGTAAACTTAGCAGGTTCATCTGCTCAAACAGGACAAGTTGGTCCACTTATTGCAGTTGATTCCTCAGACGGAACATTAGGTAGTGCAAATGTTATTACTGTTGGTGCCAATGTTCAATTTGCAGGAGATTCAACTTATTATAGAGTATCTGCTGTATCTGAAACAAATACAAGTAATCAACAAGCATTAATTAGATTGACTGCTAGTGTATCTAGTGGTAATGCAATTGCAGATAATACAGCAACAACCGTATCAACAGGTTTTTCAAATGTCCGTTTAACTGGACACGACTTCCTAGATATTGGTACTGGTGACTTTGCTACTACTAACTATCCAGGTGGTCCTTCACAAGCTCCTGACCAATCAGATGAAGTTAATGAATTAAATGGTGGTCGTGTTTACTTCTCATCTACTGACCAAAAAGGTGATTTTAGAATTGGTGACTTGTTTAAGATTGAACAGGCAACTGGTGTTGCAACTCTTAATGCAGACGCATTTGACCTTTCAGGTTTGAATGAATTACAACTTGGTTCTATCGGTGCTGAGTTAGGTGCAACAATTAATGAATTTAGTACAGACGAAACATTATCAAATGATAGTAATACTGCCGTATCGACAGAAAGAGCAATAGTAGGTTATACTCAAAGAGATAAAATGGGTACAGGTCATTTTGTTCCACCAACTGGTACAACAGCAGAAAGACCTACAGGCGGTACATTGTTTGAGGGTGGTATTAGATATAACTCAACATTATCATCTTGGGAAGGTTATAATGGTTCTGATTGGACTGGCTTAGGTGGTGGTAATCCTTGGACTGCTAAAACAGGAACTTATACTGCTGTAAATAATGATAGACTTTTAGTTGACACTTCGGGAGGCACAGTAACAATTACATTACCTGCTTCACCATCAGCGGGTGACACGGTAAGATTTTTAGACCAAAAAGGAAGTTTTAATTCTAATAATTTAACAATAGGAAGAAATAGTTCCAATATTCAAGGTTCAGCTGCAGATTTAACAGTTGCAACACAATATGCTGGTTTCGCTCTAGTTTATTCTGGTGACGCAACAGCAGGTTGGTTGTTACAAGATAAGTAATAAACACATAGGAGTTTAGTGAATGGCAACTTATGAATCCATAAAATACGAAATTGAAGAAGGATCAATTGTCGCAGCTGATTTTGCTGACGGGGCTATTAGTGCTGATAAATTAAATTCAACACTTGACATATCAGGTAAAACTATTACACTGCCTAATACTTCAGTTACTAACGCTATGTTAGCGGGGTCAATTGATTTAACTTCAAAAGTAACTGGAACATTGCCAATAGGTAGTGGTGGAACAGGCGTAACATCACTTGGTACGGCTGGTCAGGTACTTAAAGTTAATTCAGGTGCTACAGCATTAGAGTTCGGTACTGTAGGTGGCGGACTATTACAAGTAAAAACTTTTAGAAAAACGGCAGGTTGGTCTCAATCAGGAACAGCAGAATTTACTTTTCCATCGCCGTTTGATGGAAATGACGGAATAACTCCTTCATCTACAAATAGTATTATAGGTGTAAAATTTTGGTGTAATATTAACCACGGCACAACTTGGCGTTCTCATCAAATGATTATTCAATATTCAACAAATGGTGGTTCTTCTTGGACTGATTTAGTGGAATCAACTTGTTCAAACTGGAATAATGGAACACCTATGCAAGGTGATATGACAAAAATGTTTGGATTAATTCCAAATCAAAGTACAACTAATCAACATTTAATAAGAATTAGAAATGATGGACACGATAGTGGTAGAACAACAAATGGATTTGGCCGTTCGAGTGAGGGTGAAGATACTGGAAGTGGCGCAGTAAATGGATCCGGAGCTTCTCTAACACTTTATGAATTTTCAGGTAATATAGCAACAGTTTCAAGTGTAGGTTAAGGAAAAATAAATGGCAACATATAGTTCAATAAAATACGGTAACATACACGACGGAAGTATAGTCAATGCTGATATTCAAAACGGTGCAGTTACGCCAGCTAAATTACAAAACACATTAGATTTATCTAGTAAAACTATTACATTACCTAACACTTCCGTTACAAATGCTATGTTAGCGGGGTCAATTGATTTAACTTCAAAAGTAACTGGTACTTTACCTACTTCAAATGGTGGGCTAGGTCTTTCTGCTTTAGGTTCAGCAGGACAAATTGTTCAAGGAAATAGTGGAGGAACAGCATTAGAGTTTGCTAATGCAGGTGGCGGTTTATTACAAGTAAAACACTTTAGAAAAACATCAGGTTTTGTTATAGGGTCACCTAATAGTGACCAAACATTACCTGCTCCTTTTAATGGCGCTACGACATACGGTATAACTCCTACTGCTAGTGATAGTATTATTTTTTTAGAGTTTAATTGTGAAGTTGACCACGGAGATACTTGGCGTTCAAATGTTGCGTGGGCAGAATTTTCAACAAACGGCGGTTCTTCTTGGACAGAATTTGGTATGTCAACAACATCATCATATTATGAAGGTGGTAATTTTTATGGGGCAACTTTTTATATAGCAGCTGCTATACCTAATCAAAGTACAACTAATCAACATTTAGTGAGAATTAGACAAAATGGACACGATAGTGGTTCAGGCGCAAGATTTGGTGGTGGAACAGAGGGTTCAGATTCTTGGAATAGTTACTCACCTCAAGGAACAGGGGCTTGTATGACACTATTAGAATATTCAGGAAGTGTATCAACATTGAGTACAACAAGTTAGGAAAAATAAATGGCAACATATAGTTCAATTAAATATAGTAATACACCTACAAATAGTGTTACAACTGCTGATATTGCTGATACTACAATATCCGTTCCTAAACTTTCAAGCACACTAGACATATCAGGTAAAACAGTAACATTACCAAATACATCTGTTACAAATGCTATGTTGGCAGGTTCTGTTGATTTAACATCAAAAGTTACAGGCGCTTTACCAATTGCAAATGGAGGATTAGGTTTATCTTCAGTAACAGCTTCTCAAGCTGTAAAAGTTAATTCAGGCGCCACAGCATTAGAATTTGGTGATGTTGGTGGTGGACTATTACAAATGAAAACATTTAGAAAAACATCAGGTTATTTACAATCAAGTTCTGCCTCAGAACATACAATGGCAGCTCCTTTTGATGGTAGTGCTTCAATCACTCCAGCGGCTGCAACAAATTATATTTACGCTGAGTGTTGTTTTATTATAGACCACGGCACAACTTGGCGTTCAAATAAAGCCTTTATGCAGTTTTCAACAAATGGTGGTTCTTCTTGGACTGATTTTGGAATGGGTGCTTGCACATCATATGGTCAAAGTAATATGTTTGGTAACACTATTTGGATAAGTGCAATGATACCAAATCAAAGTACAACAAATGCTCATTTAGTTAGAGTAAGAAATGATGGCCACGATAGTGGTAACGGTAAGGAATATGGTTCAGGTGATGAAAGTACAGACAACGCCGCTGGAACAACAAGAGGCACAGCATACACTTTAACACTTTATGAATACAATTCATCTGTTGCTTCTTTAGTTAGTGAATCATAATATAAATAAAGTATAAATACCATTAAGGAGATTTAAATATGCAAATAAACACATTTATAAAAGCGTTTGAATTGTGGACAGAAGCTAACAGTAGCAATATAATGATTATTGTAAGTGATAAACAACACAATGGAGAAGTTACTTCAGAAACATTTAGTGAAAATGTTGAATGGAGAGATGATGATGGAGAAGTTATGGCTCAACCATCAAGTCCTACTTTTGCTGATATTCAAGCTTACGAAACAGCAGCTGAAAGTGTTGCAAATTATTCAAACTAGATAATAGTTTAGTTATATTATGGTTAAATTATGTTTAAAAATGATAAAGTAAAAATATATTGGTCGGGATATAATGAAATTCAAACAAGTGATTGGACATTATTATATGATAATCCTAAAACTTTATTTGATGAATTAGATAATCAAAAATCTAATAATATTGATAAAAAATCAAATATTTTTTTATGCCCAGCAGTTAGAAACCACACAAAAAATACTCTGGTTATAAGAAATCCTTCCAAACAACATATAAAAATTAAAAAAATTGAGGGTAAACCAATGGTTATACCTGATAATTATAATATGTTGCCTTCAAAAGTTGTTAGGCTTGAGAATTTAGAAAATCAAATATTAGTACAACTTTTTAATTCATATATTTTTTTTAGTGAAGATGAAAATGTTAATATGACTTTAACTTCACCTTATTTTAGTAAAACACCACATATTAAATATGGTGCAATTGTGCCTGGAAAATTTAATATAGGAAAATGGTTTAGAAATATTAATTTAGAGTTTAATTTATGGAAAAATATTTCTGAATTAATTATTGAAAAAGGTGAACCTATAGCTTACATAAACTTTGATACAGAAAAAGAAATTGAGTTAGTAAGATTTGATTTAAACAGCAAACTTATACAATTTTCTAAAGCGTCAGCAGCTTCTCCTAGGTGGTTGCCTTTTGCAACATTAAAAGATAGATATAAACTATTTAAACAAAATAGAGTAAGGGACTTGGTTTTGAAAGAAATAAAGAACCAGGTAATATAAAATGAATTTTCCTAATTTACAAGTGAGTAATTTTTTTAATAATCCAGATGAATATTATGATTTTGCTCAAAGTATTGATTTTGAACAAAATAAAAATGGCGGATATCCGGGGGCTAGAACAGAAAATTTAAGTAAAGTTGATATAAAAAAACATCAATATATTAATAGTAAAATTATTAGATTGTTGTTTCCTTATCAACCAATTTATGAATTAATTAAATGGTCAGCGAATACTTATTTTCAAAAAATAACTTATGATGATGTTGCTCTTAATGTTGAAAATAAAAAACATCCAGGTATAGGTTGGGTACATGATGATGGCAACTATCATTTAACAGCAATTGTATATCTAACAAAAAATGATAACGGAAATAGTGGTACTTCAGTTTATAAATTAAAAGAAGAACAATTTGAACCTGAGTTATTTCAACAAGGTTCAAAAAGAGATTACTTTAAAAATCAAAAAGTTAATGCTGATATATATAATAAAGAATTAAATAGTAATATTGAATATTTTGATGAAGTTGCTAAATCATATTCTCATTACAATAGTTTGTTTCTGTTTGATGGCAGTCATCATCACGCAGCTAACTTTGATTTAAAACCAGGAGAAGAAAGATTAACAATTATTTCATTTTTTGAATTAATTGTTTCTCCTTATTTTCCAGTACCTGAAATGAAAAAATTATAGGAGATAATATGCCAATAAAAGATGTAAGCGTTCATTATTACAATTGGGGACCTTTTGTTATGAAAACAAAATTACCTGGTGATGTAATTAATGAATTAAAGTCCAAAGGAAGAACAGCTAAAATTTACTGGAATAAGAATTTAGCTGGTCATTTAAAAAAACAAATTAGATACGACCAACCAGATGCCGAGTGGTTTTATGAAGAAGTAGGTCCAGTCTTTGCTACATATAAAGAGTTAGCTGACAAATACCATGGATGGAATTCATCACATCAAAATTTAAAATTTCATTCATTATGGGTTAATTTTATGACAGCAGGAGAATTTAATCCGCCACATAGACATACAGGTGATGTATCATTTGTTATTTTTTGTCAAACACCAGAAAAATTAAAAGAAGAAAGAGAAGAATATAGAGGTAGAGGTATAAAACCAGGAAATCTATTTTTTCAATACAATACCAATTACACAGGTGAAGATGAAAAACCTTGGGAATCAAACAGTTACGAGTTTGAACCTGAGGTCGGCGATATGTATATTTTTCCCGCAAAATTACAACATATGGTGGTACCTTTTACTTCGGAGGGCACAAGAATAAGTGTGTCTGGAAATATAAGCTTTTTATCACAAGATACGGTTATGATTAAATAATGAATTATAAAGTTTTTGATGAAATAGACGATAACACATTAATTTCTGGTTGGTTTATACCAGAAAATGTTTGTGATAATTTAATTGAATACATTAATTTAAACAAAGATTTACAAAAACCTGGACTTACAGGTGATTCTGTAAATAGAGACCGAAAAGACAGTTTAGATGTTTCTATAAGCACAGATGATTTTAAAAAACCTGTAATTAATGATTACAATAATCATTTAAATTGTTTACTTAAATTATACATGGAAAAATTTCCTGAAACTAAAAAAATACAAGATTTTGGATTAGTTTCTGGATACAATCTACAATATTATAAGCCGGGAGGTGGTTTTAAGGTTTGGCATAGTGAAAATTATCATAAGATGACTAATGAATATAGGGTTTTAGTTTTTATGACTTATTTAAATAATGTTTCGGACGCAGGCACAGAATTTAAACATCAAAAAATTTTAACACCAGCAAAAAAAGGATTAACTTTAATTTGGCCAGCATACTTTACACACGAACATAAAGGACAAATTAGTCAAGTATCAGAAAAGTATATTGCAACTGGATGGTTTAATGTTAATGAAAAATATTTAATTAACACGGCAGAAATCACACCTGGAATAAATGAAAAAATTGTAAATGGTGTAAAAGTTACAACAGTCAATATGGATTAATATGTTAGATATAAAAGAATTAACTTTAGAACAACACAAAAATGCTGAAAGACAAGAGTTTGTAAAGATATTAATGTCAGGTGAAATTAATCCTGAATTATATGCAACATACTTGTATAATCAATTACAATGTTACGTAGAATTAGAAAAGTGGGGCAATCACAACGGTCTATTCAGACAAACACCAGGTCTACAAAGAGCAGAAAACATACACAAAGATTATACAAAGTTATGGACTAAATCAGAAAAACCTATTATTACACAAAGTACAAAAGAATACGTAGAACATATAGACACAATTACAGATGATCCAGAAAAGTTATATGCTCATATCTACGTTAGACATTTAGGCGATTTATCTGGTGGTCAAATGATTGCTAAAAAAGTACCTGCAAAAAGATATTATGATTTTGGTGCAAATGGCAAAGAATGGAAAAGAATAGTAAAAGAAATAATTAACGATTATCTTAACGCATATGAAATGAATGTAGTGCCAGAGGCAAGACTTTGCTTTGAATATGCAACAAGATTATTTGGAGAAATGAATGATTTGGGAAAGACTAATCAAGTGTAAAGACGAAATTGTTGCTACTTTAAATGTAAACTGTGAAGAATACATTGAAGAAGGTATGACACGATTTAATAACGCAGATTATGGTTGGGTTAATCGTACTTGGAAAAATAAAAATATAAGACGAGCACACGTTGATGTAGTTGATGTAAGACATACAAAAAAACTTTGGATGATGCACGTT